ACATCAGGGTCAAGAGCCGTTCCAGTCAACCCATGCAATGCACCATTAGAACCTCCTCCGCCTACAACTCCAGATATGTCATACGGGTCACATCCGAAAGCACCCAACTCCTCGTTTCCAGGATATCTTTTACCGTTCTTAACTATAAAGTTATTCTGTAGTCTTTCTGGTGGTATCCAAGACACAAGAAACCTACCTCTTTGGTCTGGTGTCCAAACGACCTTACTATCTTTCTCTCCATTCTTCCAATGGAACGATCCTCTAGTGAGAACCCTATTCTTGATTAATGAGTCATTATAATCTATCTGCTGATATATTTTTGTCAGATTGAATAATGACTGCTTAGACTCATCTCTAAACGCGTGAGATTCAGTCCTAGGATACTGACGGTAAAACTCATTCAATGCATCTGCATCATTTTTCAATGCATCAACCTCATTGCTCCAATACGTAACTGCTCCAACGCGTATCTCTCTTCCATCTGCTCCCATAACTGGTGACTCTGGATCATCTATAACAGCATGTCCATATTCATCTATGAAGCCCTCCATATTATATTCCATTGGAATAAACAATGAATAAAGCCCACTTTTAGTCTGACCATTGGCATTTCTCTTGTTCGGATCAGAATCATAATACAAATCCTTAAAGTTTTGACCACCTTTAGCCAAAGCATTAACGGTAGATCCCATCATACATTTCCCAACGATGCGGCTACCCAAACGCAAACAGGTCTTTGTTACACGCCAATTGTTTAATATGTTATTAGGAGCAAGCCATTTACCAGACTCATCGTGCACCAGGTTCAATAGTTTCTGACCATCATAAGAGTTGTCAGCTGTATTAAGCCAGTCGATTGTTGTGTCAAGCCCTAAGATTTCATCAGAATCAAAATCTGACATATTCTTTTTAGTTATCTTCTTAGCAGGAACCCTGAACGACAACTCCGTCTTTGGATTGTCCATACCATCCTGTATAGGCTTGAAGAAGAAAGGATAGTTCCTTACAATAGGAACAACCTTATTAATAAACATCTCCTTGGCATCGGCACCCGTCTTTGACAATATACCTAACTTAGCATCCTTAGATATACTTCCAATATTTGCAGTCTCTGAAGACGACATAAAAGAGAATCCAGATCGACGGTTTTTTAGGTAACACATACCAAAACACCTGTCGTCCGCCTTACAAGCCTCCCAAAATATAAAGAATATCCTATTGGACTCACGGAAGTCAGGAAGACCGACATCTATCTTAGACCACTGCAGATACATATAATGGCTGCCTGTGATATAGGTAGGAACGCCATTATTCATGAACCAATGTCCATTCTCCCTATTCTCAAACTCTGCTTGTATGTAATCAACCCACTTTACCTTGAACTCATTTGGCTTAGAATTCCACTCAAAGATGCTTTTTATTCTAGACAATTCTTGAGGATATTCTTTTGGGCTCCATTTATCTATTCCCTTATCTAAATCTTTTGGTGTCTTTGGAAGTCCCACCTTAAGACCATTTATGTCATATACATCTCCAAGCGTCCCATCCTTTGATATGATGACTATATTATATTTCTCATCATAGCCATACTCCCATTTCTTGCTATGCTTTATGGAGTTGGATATGTACTCAGGAAGTATACTATAAAGACTCATTTCTTCTTCTCTTTAGCCATTGATTCAACAAAGCTAACTGGTATCTCAGCAGCCTTAGCCTGTACAGCTGACATGTCTTCAGCATTACTTAATTGTTCAACTCGCTCAAGCATATACAAAGCGTCATCAAATGCCAATCGCTTTGCAGCTGCAGCATTCTTCATCTTGTCAGCAGATAACGCATCTTCAGGATTTGAGACGATAGGATCTTTCAATACTCCTATCAACTCATCTATGGCCTTCATCGCTGCATCTAATATTTCTTGTCGTTTACCAGACATATATTTTGAGTTCTCATCCTATATAAAATCCTATCGTCAATCCTGAATTCATACTCAGTGTCAGGACTGAAAACTACTTGGTCGCCTTTTTGGACGTTATCTTGGTCGTTATTCTTATAAACCATAGTTCCAAGCAACGCTTCGTGTATCTCTCCAGATAGTATTTCTTTCTCTTTAGCCTTTACAGGCTCCACGAAACAATATGGAGCAGGAGCACACCAATCACCACTTGGCTTTTTGTATAAAAACAACTCCTCAGTTGTTATCATAAACGTATTATCCCTCAAGAAAGACCAAGAGCTCTTTTCTCTTCCTTTCATGTCGTAATACAACCTAAATACATTGTGGTGTACTATTACAATATCCCCTGGCTCTATTGGTCCATTGTAATATAAAGGAGTAGCCAACACAACAGCCTGCCTATTAGTAGTGGTGTGATCCTCTTTTGAAGCCGACACAATTAACTCATGCCCATCAAACTCTTTGGTGTTGCTATATCTTTTATCGCCTACAGGCTCTATGATAAAGCAGTATGGTGATCTCATCAGAAATCTATTTTGTACTCAATAGTAATAGGAACATTTCCATTAAATGACTTCCATCGCAATATCTCGTCATCTCGACGAATATATATGAATATATGCGTGTCCTCATATCGTATGGCCTCTATAAAGTAACTCTTGTCAAGCACTGCCTGTCCAACGACATAATGCATAGCATTAAGCAAATCATTTCCTATGGATATCTTTCGAATCATTTAAACATTCCGTTAGTAGCGTCAATGGAAACCTCTCCATATTTTGCCACTAGTTCATCTTGAAAATTCTGCAGATTGCGTTCTGTTACATCAAGGACATCAACGCTTCTCTTTTGAAATAATGATGCATCAGCAACTCTATGTTTTGCTGTGATATATGCTTCATTTAAACTCTTTAACTTGCTGAATTCTTCTTCAGAAAGTCCTTTTGATTTTTGTTTTGACATTTTATTTAATTTAAATATGTCGCAAATATAGCAGATTTTTACGACAAAATAAAAAAGGAGGGAATAATCCCTCCAACCTAACCTACCTATGAAACTATTTTTTCTTAGTAAACTCTTATTTCAACGTATTGATTTGTCAATGAAGCGTCAGACAAAACTCCAGAGTCATACGTCAATAAAGTAATTATTCCGCTAGTATTTGCATACGCAAACGTTACAGTATCATTAGCCAATGGAACAGCACCGAACACTACAGCTACATTTCCTTGGAAAGCATTAGCAAGAGTACCTAGGTAAGTACCAGTTGTGCCTCTTGTCCATACAATATTTCCAATTGTATTTGGACCAGCAACTACAGCCACTGGAGCATTAGTTCCTGTCTGTGTTAAAAACGCCCTATATATAGTAGCGCCTCCATTCAAATCTGCAACATCTTCTGGTGAAACGTTTTTTGTAGCGCCCGTATCACCATCTGAAGCCAAAAGCTTATCATTTACTTTTAATCCAGATAAAGCGTAGTTATTAATATTTGCCATGGTGCAAAGATAGTAAATTAATCAATCGGAGGGAATGGAGGAGTATATTTTGTTTTATTTAAGGAAGCGGAGGAATTTCAACATCAAATGTTTCTGGATTTCCAAGAACTACATCAAGAGAATCGTCGTGAGTTATATACCAAAATATAGGGTTATCTAATTCAGCTACTTTATAATCAATCCAATTTTGAGTAATATCGTCTGGAGAAACTGGAATGCCATAATGTGCATCACAAGCCTCTCTTGCGTTAATTGCATCCTGCTCACTCAAGTATTTATATCCTTTTACTTCCATTAGTATATTGAATAATAAGAATTAATATTTGAGAATATTCCACTTCTACTTGCTGACATATCTGAAACGTAATAAATAAACTCTTGTAAATCACCAGCAAAAGCAAACCCACTATAATTACCAAAATTGTAAGTTGCCATTGCTGTACCGTTTTCGTGTAAAATAGATTTATATCCGTTCAATATATTATAAACTTGGTCTCTTGTTGTTCCTGTAAATAATGAATTATTCACATATAATGATGGAGTGCCATATCCTGCATATAATCCAGTTGAGGAATCACCACTATTTGCAACGAAACCATATGCTGTAGTAGAATGATTTGGGTATAAATAAGTAGTATCACTTGTTTGAGCCACATAATATTGGTCTGTTCTTGCAAATCCAGTTAATAATGTGCTTGTTATTTGGTCATTAACACCATCAAATGTCATACAAGGTCTTGTTCCTATTGTTAATACTGCACCTGAACTTACTATTTGTGGTTGATTGGCAGCAGTAGTTTGAGTTATATCTCTTGCATTACCTGATTGGTCATACCAAGTTGTAACAAATCCATTACCAGCACCACAAAATGTAAGCAAAGAAGTTGTATCTAAAACATTGTTCACAAATCCTATATCTTGTTCGGTATTATCACTTGAACGTCTTACTCTAATTGAATTTCCAGTATAAGCACTTCTTAATTTTCTAAGTGAAAATCCTGCTCCAGCTCCAGAATAATCGTCCAGTAAATACGAATACGGAGCCACACTTGGCTGTACTAAATATGGATTGATTAAGAATCCCATTACGCTCTTGTTCCTATCAATGTAACTTTTAGTCCTGTCGCTGTGCCGTCGCCTATTTGGTCGATGTCAATAGTTATCTCAGCGTCGTCAGCTAGAGCTCCGTCAGAAATAACGGCTGGAGTAGTAGCTGTTGTGGATGTCTTCTCAGTGTTTTCAATAGTAAGTTTGGTAGAAAGAATTGAATTTCCTCCCTCATTAATATCGACAGTAAGAATATTTCCTGAAGTCTGAGCAGTAGTAAGTGAAGCACGCACAGCTGTAACAGTCATGGCATAAGGCATTCGGAAAGTGACTTTTGCTGTTCCTGTTGTAAGCGCTGTTGTCTCGTCTGAAGCAGAAATAACCTCAGATGTAGGTAAATTCACCCAATTTGTAACGCCAGACCCAGTATTTACAAGAAATTGATTTGCAGATCCAGCAAAACCAGGAAATACAAATGAAGTGGTCTGAGCCATAGCCTGTGGAGCTTGAATCTGAACGTAATTACCGCCAAAATCAGAGTCTTCATATAGCCTAAATGCGCCAGAGTTTGTAGCACCTTGGTCAAATACTACTATACCTCCAGAGAATGTCAATGTGTTTCCATCTAAATCAACAGTCCTATTTCCATCTAAAGTGCCGTCAGTATTATAAATATTTGTATCAGCGGCACTTGCCTCTGCAATGATATCGTCAATAGTGTAATACTCTTGATAGCTATTACTTAACGTAGATCTTTTCTCTGCTGTATCTACATCTGGGTTGATACCCATGAATTTAGTACCTGAAGGAATTGTTGGCATAGTCTTTTATTTTATGCAAAGATAGTCAAAATTTATCTACCTTGACCCCTGTATGACTTCTTGTAGTTCTTGCTTGATTTAGTCTTACTAGTCTTCGTTTTTGAATGAACGCCAGGTCTACTAACATTCTTTTTTACCAAAGACTTTACAGATGCTTCTTTTTTACTCATGGCCTAAATGTTTTTACATAATCCGCCAACCTATTCAACCAGCCCCTGAGAAACTTACTATTCTTAGTTCCAGGACGACCAATATATTCAAAGAACCTTTTTCTCTCAGCCACAAGAGCATCGAAAAGAACCCTAGCATCTAGCCCATTGGCCGCAGAGATGGTTTTATTGCCAAGTATTCCGTCCTTAGCTACAGATACTCCGCAATTTATAATGGCCTGCTGTAAAGATTTTACGGCCTGAACTTTTCCGCTCCCCCAAGCCATGCCTGTCACAAATATCGCAACATTTTGTGACTTGAACTCATCTCCTCTCACACCGTTCCAATACAACGTCTTAAACACATTCCACCAATCATCGGCATCCATCTCAAAGAAACGAGCGTCATTATTTTTGCCATACATCTGCTTCCATACAGCATACGTGATGCCTATGTTTGTATGCCATCCAGTAAGACCTTTATATGGCGTTGGACACGGAAACTTACTTGCCGAATCAGCTTTATCTCTCGACAGTCCTCCCTCCCACTTTTTTGTGAATGCAATGTATTTCTCAATCAAACTCATAGCTTAGGATATAACTTAATAACAACATATATTACAGATAAAACAACTAGAATCCACAATATGTTTCTGATTATATTCGCTGGGCTAGTCTTTCTTTCAGTTTTTTGCTCCTGCTTTACCTGCTTTGTCTTTTGCTTTTGAGCTTCCTTAAGCCTTTTGCTCTGCAATTCATAAAGCTCTCTAATATGATCTAATGAATCTCTGTACTTGAGACGCTCTTGTCTTGACATCGGTACGTATATCTTCTCCGTGACAGCGTAAGGTATGCTATCAACAACAGTGCGAGTAATCGTATACATATTTGTCTTAACGTCATATAGCGTGTCAGTCTTATAGATATATTTATATAGCGTGTCTGGCGTTATAACTGCCCCCTTCTCTACAGCTTTTTTGATATGCCTATCAGCCTTTCTCAAATGACTCTCTACCGAACAAGATGCAATGGCAAACATAATAGCGATAACAGTTCCTAGCCATAGAACTGCCGTTATCAACATCCTCTTGAAATCTATTTTATAATCTTCTTGCTCCATGCGTCAGTTATCTTTATTCCTGTAGCCACAACGACAAGAGTAACCCAAACGTCGAACTGCAGTCCTCTCTTAAAAAAGTCAATTGTAGCCATTGAAAGAACTACTAGCCATGCAGAGAACATAGTAAGCGACGTTCTAGACCACTTGCCATTCCTAGTCAGCGTATCATGTAAAACGTCAGATATAAATGACGCTATTAAGCTGAACATTTAACTTTTAATTTATCGGGAAGTATAGCATATATAGGATCAATATGCTTATAGTGCTTTTCGCTAATTGGAGCGGACTTAAATTGAGCCCTGTCTTCAAGACAGTCATATAGCTTTTCTTCAACGTTAGAAAGTCTGTTATTCATCCACACCAAAGCAAAGATGAGCAATACAGATATTCCGTGCTTCTTTGCTGACTCAATTATTGCTATTGGATCCATGTGGCAAAAATACTAATTTTTATTGACTTTGAAATACGTGTATTTGCTTACTTATGGAATCGGAGGAGTAGGTTTCGGATTCCACTCTATAAGCGGTAAGTTCTTAACCCAAGCAAGCTGCGCTTCTACGCACTGCTCCATCTCCTGAGTTGAGATAACCCAATTATCATCTGCATCCTGTATAGGATTGAAATAGCTGTCAGGTGCGTATAGCTGACCTACTAACTCGTCTTTCTGTACCTCTGTTAAAAGTCCTACTTGTGTCATACGTTTCTGCCTAGTGTTGTTTGGAATGCTTGTACCGCTGTATTCATATTATCTAATTCAGTATCAGATAATGAAGTGTTGCCTATGTAAAATAATGCAAATTGTTTACTTGAAAAGAAAAACTTACCTCCAAATTCTAAACACCCTAAAGGTATTTTATTTGTATTTCCAAAACCATCTGTTGCTGTTCTTGTAATTGTTGTTTTAGTTATATTTTTTGCAACTATATATTGACTTGAGTTTCTTCTTGTCATTTGAAAAAACCCTCTTGAATCTGTATTTGATATTGAGTCTGCTTGATTTGAGCCATTTCTTAAACCAATTAGATCGGCTAAACTCCTTGCACCAAGATGTAATGAACCATTTATACCAGTATCAAACATACCGTAATCCGTTTTATCTTCAGAAACATTGGTTCTAATATAAATACCAGTACTATTACTGTCTCTTGTTAATGTATTTAATACAACAAAAGTATCTGCCCAAGAATTAACTCCATTTCCTAAAATTCCATTAATTGAGTGAGTCCAGCCACCATTAAATACTAATCTGAAAGCAGCATCCGTATCTTGAGGATCTTTAAGATTCCACTTGTGCGTAGTGCTCGTTCCACCCACAAATGGATAAACAGCCTTCATCTTAGTCCAAATGCCGTAACCTTTTAAGTCTGTTACCAACGTCTGAATAGCTGACTGCTGAGTGCCATCGGTAATGCCAGCAGCTGCTATAAATGCATCAGCGTCAGGGTCTGTAGACGGACCAGTAGAAACCAATCTTCTGACAGATGGAGAATATCCAAATCCGTATCCTAGCATTATTGAAGAACTATAGATACAGAACCGCTAACTAAATCAACAGCAGAAAATGGCTTGTTGATGTCTAAAGGAGTGATTATGGCTCCTGCCTTTACAGCTGTAGCTGGATTTTGAATGTAAGAAGACTTAACATCAACACCATCAACCTTGATAGCATTAAATAAAGTGTCCTCCAATACAACAATCATCAAGTGATTAGCCACCTTCTCGTCTGTAGTGTTAACTACGAAAGTACCAGCTTTAGGCACTAATATCTCATTCCAATGTGTCATCTCGTCTACTTTTTAAGTGCTCCCCCACGGGCGCGATTTTGTTTTCTGTGTTCTTTAACTATTTTGCCGTTTTTATGGCTTGCATCCATAGGACTACCTTTTGGTATGCCCAATTCTTTTCTAGCCTTATTTGCCTCAACCCTCTTACGCTTAGCCTCTGGTTTTGCAGCTGCCTTCTTAGATGTCTCCTGATGCTTCTTCCTAGCCTCTGGATTCTCCCTGTAATACTTAGCCGTTCTCCCTAGTGCCATAAAATAACTTGTTAATAAGTAAATCAGGATTATTCATAGCCTCCTTGCGCTTTTGACATGGCGTACACTCCTCCTTCGGGCTTCCGTTCTTTATAGCGTTAGCAATATAATGAACACCAGTGACCTTAAGTATAGACTCTACCGTGTCTCCAACACCTTTGTGCTTTCTAACGACTCTGATTTGCATATCAAGTGCAAAGATAGTAATTTTACTTTTATGAAAGTGAAGAAACAAATGCAGAAAAACTACATACGTAAAGAACCTGCATTAGATTATCTTAAATGGTGGAGAGTAATAAGAAGATATACCTGCATAAAACATGATATAAGCTCACCAGATCTCGACATAATACTGTACCTGTATTCAGAGGGCCTGTTCAACTATTGGAAGTACAAAGAGTACTCAAACTCCTTTGGATGGGATAAAGGCAGGTTTAAAAGACTAAAAGAAAAAGGATGGATACATTGCTGGATAAAAAGAGGCGATGATGGATATAGACTATACGAGGTATAAGATGCTTAACTATGAAATGGAAATACCAGAGTCAGAAAGACGAAATCCAATAATGAAAAAAAGGACCTTCTCAGAGAAAGTCCTAGCGATTAGCATAAAGAAATTTAATGAAGAAGTGCGAAAGAAAAATCCTCAAAGAAGAATAAACTATTAACGCTTTCTTCCAAATTTCATCTTTGGCATCTGCTCAAACTGCTGCTTAAGCATCATCTCATCAAGCTCCTCCTTTATCTCTTTCATCTTCTTCTGCTCCTTCTTCATGCGAGTAAGCTTCTCGATGCCAGTCTCAACGATATAAAATGGTTTGTTTTTCATAATTACAAATTTACCAAAAATTCTTTACAATACTACCATCAGAGTAAACAACCATAACAATACCATGATAATCAAAACCCACTTCTCTTCCCGATAGATCATAAATCTTAACTATATATTTTGTTTTGTCGTCAATCAAAGCTATTGTTCCTAAATTTACACTCTTTCCATCAATGTCATACTGTGTCAATCTATAGTATCCGCTAAATCTATCGTCAAAGTAAACATATTTGTTTACCTCTATACTATTACCAACTGCATCTATATTAGATACATGGTCCCAAATGTTCCCATCTTGGGAGCGTTCAAGCATAAAATAGTCATTGTTAGACTCGCTCGCTGTACTCCATCTCAAAACATTCTTATCGTTAGACTTGTACCCATCAAATGATATCAGCTCTACAGGCAATGGAATCGTCATCTGCCATAACTCAAAATTGTCGAACCACCACTCTTCTCCAAGTGAATTTACTCTAGCATAAATACGGGAAGTAAACTGTGTTGTTCCACTAAAGCTCAATCGAACATCGCTATAATTTCCATTTTGGGCAGAATAAGTAGTCAGAGTTCCACTAGCTACCTTATAAAGCTGCGTAGAGTTGTAATTATACAATGTATTGTTATATCCATTTATTTTTATCTCTTGTATCAAGGTGGAATTGTTATAACTGACATAAACTAAAACATAGTCAGCTACATCAACTCCTGCGGTTGCGGCTGTCTGACCACCGAATTTATACGATCCAAGTCTAAATCTAAGCTCATACTGTAATGCTGAAGACAATCCATTCACATTTGGCAAAACATATACTCCATCCTCTATCACTGAAGTCCCATTACCAGATCCAATAACAGCCGCTGAAGATGTACCACTAACTGATGCATTGGCATAGTACCCTGAGTTATTCCCATATCCAGTAGACCACCCACCATACCAATCGTAAGACTCTATATTGTCATATTTCAATAAAGTCTGGGCAAATACACCGTAATTACACAGTAATAACAATATAAGTAAACGCATGCTAATATGTTTTATTAAGAGTAAATATCTCTGAGTATATAGAGTCTAAAACATTAGCAGTATCCCATTCTGCTGTAATTTCTAAAGTATTACTAATAGTAGTGTCAAATCCACTACTTAACTCTGTTGAAAAATTAGTACCCTCAAATGAATTACTTGCATCTTTTGTATACACGAAAGTTCCTCCACTAGCTATCGAGGCTACACCTGCTACACCCAATGTCCTTACAGTAAAATATACCTCAAGTTTCCAGTGCTTATTTGTGGATCCAGCCATAGTAATATTACCAGTGTCTGATAATACTACTGAACCTGTCTTTATACGTATTCTTAAATTATGATTATTTACTGCAGATATATGTCCAGTAAGAATAGCATGAAAACTATCTCCTACAGAAAACCCATTCGCTGGAACAGTTAGAACCCCAACACCTCCATCTAATAAAGATGTCTCTACAGTTGTGTTTGTTACAGGCGTGCTTGATGCTGTCTGCGTATATAACCCATAGTTTGTTGGACCTGGAGTTATACTAGCCCAAACACCATCTCCCCTAAGCCAATTAGATGAACTAGGAGTTCCACTACCAAGCGTAGTAGGATCCAAGTAACTGTTCTTAGGAAGCTTAATTATCTTACCAAGAACATCTATTAAAGGCCGAACGATTATCATTCAGCAAAGATACGAAATTACTTAGGATACTCCCCGTTCCACCACTCGTATACAGAATTGCCCGTCTTGAACTTAACGTAATGTACATCGTCGGAGTTTATCTCCTCGACTATCTCCGTGATAGGCGTTGTTAGCCAATAGTCCTGTAGTGCATACGACCTTGCAGCCAAAGAGCCAACAAGCATAGAACACCCAAGTCTTGGAACATAGTCCAACACTTTATAAAATGTACCGTCTCTGTTCCACTCTATGGCTTGACTTCTAGATCCTGAGTCACCCTCGCCATCTGATATGCGTCTTAAATGAAATGCCATAACTACAATACTGCTACAACGTCCCTCTCCTGAACAATGGTAAGCATCTCCCCGTCGATCTTTACGTCGAACGCATGCACCTTGTCAAAAAATATCCTGTCTCCCTCTTTAATATGCTCGACGAGCGTACCAGGGACCATAACGACCCCTACCTGATACCTCATCTCAGACTCCTCGGCCTTAGACATAAGAAGACCACCATTGGTTTTCGCCTCCTCGTTAGACCTCTTTAAAAGAATGTATTTATTTATGGCCCTCATCTTGTCTCATATTAGTGATTACAACCTCTGTTGATAGTATAGTAGTGGCTACAGACACAGCGTTCTTAAGAGCACTCTTCGTTACCTTCGACGGATCTATAACACCCATCTTTATCATGTCGCCATACTTGTCGTTCTTAACGTCATACCCAAACCCATCAGTGTCCTTGTCGATGATAGGCTGTGCTACGCTCACCTTGTCAAGACCAGCGTTCTCAACAATGCGACTGAAAGGAGCAGACATAGCTGTCTTCATAATGTCAGCAGCAGCCTGATAGTTTGCATCCTCAGCATTGTCCTTTATCCTCTGCGATGCATTGATAAGCGCAATACCTCCACCAGGCAAGATGCCCTCCTCAATGGCCGCAGCAACAGCACGAACAGCATCGTCAACCCTATCATACTTCTCCTTCTGCTCGATGTCACTATTAGCACCCACATATATAACGCCAACACCTCCGTCGATATTTGCTATACGCTCCTGCAAGAACTCCTTCTCATACTGTACCTTAGTCTCAGCATGCTTCTTTCTCAGCCCATCGATATGCTCGTTGATAGGCTCCTCGTCATTTGCCTCGTGACGCATGATGATAGTTCGGTCCTTAGTGACGATAACCTTAGCAGCCCTACCAAGACCATCGAAGTCAATAAGCGACAGGTCATCCCCCGTTGCATCAGAATAGCATCTAGCACCCAAAACAATAGACAAGTCCTTCATCAGGTCAGCCTTGCGCCATCCCATGCTCGGTGGCTGTATGTGACATGCCTTAATGTTTCTCTTTGCAACGTTCAAGTTAAGTGCATTAAGTGCATTTGCACTAAGATTCCCAATGATAAGTATCGGACGCCCCTGCTTGATGACTGGCATAAGCGCGTTCTCTATAGACTGCAAGTTCCCTATCTCCACGTCAGACAAAAGAACATACGGGTTGTCCAACACGCACTCCTCAGTCTCCTCGTTAGTCACAAAATACTTCGACGACCATCCCCTGTCTATTTTCATTCCGTGAATTATGTCGATATACGTCACAGGCGTAGGAGAGTTCTCCACAGTGACAACATTAACCTGCTTGAATGCGTCAGCAATAAGGTTACCAAGCTCCTTGTCGTTGTTTGCCGAGATAGCGGCAACGTCGTTCAATTTCTTGCTTACCTTCTTCGACAACCTCTTGTCCAAAAACTCAATAATGCCGTCCGTGATCTTGTTCATATGACGAATAACCTCCGTCCTATTGTGCTCCTCCTCAAGATACTCGTCAGCAGCGTCAATAAGCGCCTCCGTCAACACCACGCTAGTGGTCGTCCCGTCGCCAGCAACTGTAGATGTCCTGTCTGAGGCTTGCCTTACCAATTGAACCGCAAGGTTCTCGACGGGATCAAACAAGTTTATCGTCCGAGCGACAGTTATGCCGTCCTTCGTAACCGTTATACCTCCAATGTGATGCTCTGACTCCAACAGAACTGTGTTTCCCCTCGGGCCGAGCGTACTGCCGACCGCCTTTGCGATCTTGTGAATGCCATTTCTTAGCTTACTTTGGCCAATTTTGTCGAAAAATAACTGCTTAACTATCATATTTAATTGAATTTAGGTGCGAATTTAGTGATTATTATACATATTTCACACAAATTCTGAAAAAATTAGGGTTATTATGGTTCATCATGTATGTTATTTGTGCTGGAGCGGGAATACCTTTTACATCCACAAATATTCCATCCCACTCATAGTAGAAAAATCCATCAACATATTCAACCATATTTCCAAACTCCATAGATGTTCCCATATCTTCAAGAGTAGCATTCAACTGCTCCTCTGCCAGGTTCTCATCCTCAAAGTCTATGAAGTACATATCCTCATACTCCTTCTCTTCAAATAAGTACCACTGTCCTATTGGTGGTTGAAATCCAAAGATTGCTGTATGTACCTCTACAACATTTTGAGCCTTGATGCTCGTGCTAATGAAAATTGCTGCTAAAAAAAGAATTGTTCTCATGGCTTTTAAATTTTAAAGTTATAGAGCAAATATATATAAAAGAAAAACCGCCCACCAGTGAATTGTGATGAGCGGTCGAAATAAATGATGAACGGTAATTACTACTTTTTAGGGATATATCCTGGTTTAACACCAGTACTTTTACCAGTTCCAAGAGTCTTCAATTTTGGATCATCTGGACTCATAGCAATCTTAGGACCTGTCCACTTGTCATATTGAGCTTTAGATACCTGACGGTTTTGTTTTCCCTCTTCTCCTACGATATAAATATAAGTAGGTTTGTTAGTTCCAACAGCTCCTTTAGCTGGAGTATTTGGACCACCAGGTCCATTCATTGTTTTCTTAGGCGGAGTAATCATACCGTTTGCCCGTTTTGTGATTGGTTTGTAAGCCATGTCTTTGTTTTTTATTGGTTAACCTAATGCAAATATAGTAATAATTATATCACTCTCCCTTCTTTCTCCTTTTAATTGTCTCAATAATGCCACCAACTGCAGCAACACCCTCGCCAACAAGAGATGCTAACCTGCCTACCTTCTCAGCCTTCTCACTAACAGTCTTTACGTCCTTTGGCTTGCGAAGCTCCTCAAGCTTCGCCTGCTGCTTGGCAACCTTGCCTACAGACTTAGCCTCCTTCTTCGCCTTCCTGAATTCAGATCGGCTCATCAACTTGCCGTCCTCACCACCATTCAATTTCGTCCCGTAGAACGTCATGCCTCTTTTCATACTGTTT